AAGTTTAGAGGCAGACATACCTTCGACGCCTTCAGCATCGGGATCCCGTTCGCCTGCAGAGATGACATTAAGCGAATCAAACTGATAGAGTTGCCCGTTGTATTTGTTCGCCAGGTTCTCAAACTCCGACTTTCTGTCACCACCAACCACGATGTTGACACTGCTGAATCCTTCGGCATCTGCGCTCTTTAATGCATCAAAAATTGTACGAATAGACGGATCATATACGATAGAGTTAGCATGATCGGGGAACATCTTCTTCATGAAGAGAACCTTAGTCTCAGAATCTAAAGGATTCTTTTGAGGATCAGTGGTGTGAGAGGGGTAGATAATGTATTCACCATCCTCTGCAGTATCCTTGATCTTATCAAGGAGTTTTTCATGACCCATTGTAGGTGGATTAAACCTACCAAATCCAATAGTAATAGTTCCGCGTGTCTTTTCTACATCCCCACCTTCTTCTTCCTCAGGTGCTGCACCCTGTCCGCCTTGCTGACCATCGGGGGGAGGACCTTCTTCGGGAGGGACTTGTCGTGCTGCTGCACCAGGACGAGTCGGATCTGTTTCTTGGGCGGGTTTTCTGCCACTGGTAAAAACTAGCTCACCTTCTACGGTTCTGCCGACAATCCTACCTCTTGCGTCTAACCATGAACCATGACCATCGCCCTTCAAACCAAGCTTCTTTGCCTGCTTTGCAGCGTTAGTCTGTGCCTCATTCAGGAATTGAAAGAAACTCTTCATTATTACGCAAACACTCGTCGTGTAGACTCCGCAACTCTATTTATGTTGAACGATACAGTCATGCGTAATTGATTAGTGGTATTCCTCTTGACAAAGTGTCGTAAGTGAGATGGAAAAAAGATAATATCACCCTCTTGAATGTCTGGTTGATAGTTTTCTTTAAGGTGTTCATTCAGATTAGGATCCATAAAGGACTCATCAAACATGAAAGATTGAACACTCTCCTGTGGATTTTGAAATACGGTTGACTCATGCACTTCTGGATCAAACATCACATAATGAATACCACTAAAAAATCCAGGAAGGTGAGTGTGAGATTCTTGAAACTGTTGCTCCTCGTATGCATTCATCCAAATTTCATTGATGTAAGGTTTGTCGCTCAAACCAATATCCTTTCTCCATTGTTTTACAATGTCATCATAATATACCGAGTATTCAAAAGGAAATGCTCCATGAAACTCAGTCCTTACATCACAGCTCCACCCTTCAGGTGTCTCATTGACGGATAAATTTCTCCACGAATAGTATCGATTGATGAGTTTGTTTTTTAGTTCTTCTGAGTTGAGATTGTATTTGTAAATTCTTGTAGGAAACAAGTCAAGGTTCATGACAACTTATAATAAACAGATGATTTATCGGATTGGGAAGATGCGTACAAATAAATTTCTTTGATCGCCTGATCTCTCCTATCTTTTGGCAATCCCATCATCCAGTCCAGGAATCTCAGTCCACATAGTTTACTAAATCTCCAGGATTGTGGCAAGGTATTGATAAGAGACTTTGTATTATTGTCTGCTTTAAATCCGTCCGCGTTATGTTTCTGAAGTAATTTATAAATCTCCTCTGTAACCTTTTTCTTCGTAGCTTCTGCTGCCTTCAAACTACATTCAGTCCAGTTTGCTTCTTGTGGTAGACCACTAAATCCTGCATTTGTAAGTAGATTGAACACAACTCTACCTTGAATCTTACCCTGTGCAGCAAACTGACCTTTGAGTTCTAACTTCCAATCTCCTCTAGAATCTCCACCAAAGTTTCTTGCCTGAAACTTTTCAAATGTATTGGCACCATAGTGAATATACATGTCCATGGGATACCTTTTATCCCCTGCTCTATTATTATCAAAGGTCAAACTATACTTAACAAAGTTGGCAGACTCTTTCTTCTTTCTCTCTGCTGGAGTGTCACCATTGATTAGTTTCAGGGTAGGAGTTCCACCAATCTTCTTGAGAGAAAACCCAATCATATCTTTAGATGCATTGAGTTCTTGCAGATAATTATTCAGACAGTCGATAGTGCCCTCTGTCTTTAACTTCTCTGCAATCTTGGTCTTCATACTCTTTCTCACCATCCAGATGTCAGCAGGATTCCACTTGTCTTCTGATGAGAGGTTGGTCTGTTTCTTCACGCGACCGAACGCTTTACTGATTGCTTCCTCAATTATAGCATCTCCACGGACAAACATGTACTCGCCTGCCCTGCCACCGATGACTTCTTTTATTTTCTTAGCACCAACCAAAGAAGACTGCTTCCACTCCTTAGGCAGTGACATGATATCTTCGAGTTTCACTCCAGGAGTATCACAGAACTTTGCTCCACAGGCATAGTCTTTCTCTGTGATAACATCCAGATCTCCACACTCATACTGCATGGCAGTATAGACGCACTGAGCAGACTCAACAATCTTCGTGACATCTGCACCAGCACCAGAACCACCAGAAGGTGGTTTAACTTCAATTCTTATTACCTTTTTGCCATCAGAGTTTGGGATGATAACATCCATCATCTTCTCTTTGGACAGAACATCTACACCATCACTTCGGAGAGCATCAGCAATCTGTTCTGTTGCTACTAATCTTTTGTTCTGAGGTACAAAAACCTTTAGAGCAATCTGCACCTTCTTCGTCGAGTCTGGTGCCTCTACATTCTTAACATCAAAAGAGTAATATGCATAGTCCTCGCCACCAAGCGCACTCATCACCTTTAAAAAGGTGGGACTATTTGCTTCTGGGACATTCAGAGGCATAAAAAAAGGGGAGCTCTACTCCCCAGTATTTAGATTCGCTTGAGAAGGAACTACAGGATTACGACTCTTGTTTTTAATAACAATGAATGCGTCCTTATTATACTTACGGGTTCCTTTTAGTGGTGCCCACTTAGTTCCTGCACCATCAATTCCATAGACGGAGGTCCCACCAACCTCTACAGCAATATCGTCAGTGGGTTCCCAACCTAGAGTCTTGATTGTTTCATCGATCTGGTCCATGATAGAACCATCATCCCAAGCAAAGTCACTCATTTACCAACTCCATAGTCACCACCATTCTCGGCGTGCTTACGCTCAGTCTCATGCAACACTTTCAATGCTGCAATAACTTCGGGAGTTTCTTCCCACTCCCAGGTGTTACCTTTGCTGTCCACAAATTGTCTCTTGGTCATTTGTCCTCCTCTAGTTTAACACGATATACGGTACGACGAGCGAACCGTTGATCAATTTTAAGTTTGCCCCAATACAGAGCTACGATCCAGACGGTAAAGAGAAAACCCTCAAACCATCCCATCGTGTTCCATGCTTCTACTGCGTGTTCCATTATTCAGAATCAGATACCTTTTCAAGTTCTTCCCCCAGAATACCAAGTGCCTCTCGAATGAGAGCAACACGGGCAGAGGGAAACTCTACAGAGTCATGCTTTGTGTGTACGAGCAGAGCATAGTGAACTTCACTTGCCTGCTCCAAAGTCAGTTCAATTTTCATAGATCACCTGCCCGACGATTCTCGGAGTAGTAAGCATCAAAGGTGCCAGCAGGATAACGCTTGGACAATTTCTCGATGTTACGATCCAGAACTTCTTCCAGAGAGATGTCCAGTGCCATACATGCCTGAGCAACATACCACATGACATCACCCAATTCGATCTTCAGGTGCTCAATATTTGCATGATCCCAGGGTTTGCCTTGGAAAGCAATCTTCTTGACAATCTCCATAAACTCACCGCCTTCAGCAGAGATGCCAACAGCAGCAGTCATCAGACGATTGATTGGGCAACCTTCTGCCTGAAGAGTTGCAAGACGAGCAATGAATTGTGCGTTGTCCTTAGAAGGAGCACTAGTTACCTGATCAACAAACTCCAGGTAACGATCACCACGAATCTCTGTAGTTTTGTTAGGAGTAGTAACAACTACAGGCATCTGCTGTACAGGAGGATTGGGAGGAGTAGCAACAGGAGGGGGAGTTGGAGATGCAGGGTTGCCAAGTTGAGGACCAGTGGGATCTTCAGGATTGTCAGTCCAACCTTCAGTTCCAGGATCACCAGGCTCTGCTTCCCAGAACTCTTTCGCACGAGGACGGCGAGGAGGAGTTGCTACAGGTTTCTGAGGATCAGGTGTCGCGTCAGCAATAGCGTTAGAATAAGTAGGCATAATTAAAATTGCGGTGCGGTTTGGCGTGGATGATAATTGAACAATGTATCTAGTCTGAAGTGCTCCCACGCTGCACAAACATTATCAACATCCCTTTCTTCAAAATCCAAATGTTGTGGATTCAGGTTGTAGAAGATAGACATCATTAACCTGTGGTCATCTTTGAACCACTCTGGCATGATGTAAGGGTTGTGAATGTAACCAGTTGAATATACTACCAGACTATTATACATCATATCGGCAGAAGTTTCAAATTTGAAATCTTCATAGTCCCCGATTTGAAACCACTGATCAATTGTCTGATCTTCGTGGCGATTATAGAAGTCTGTTATTGAATTCTTATCTTCTCTAGTAAAGTCAAGAAAAGAATGTTTGTTTTTGTATGACCAAAATCCTGTAGTTACTGGATCAACACTCTTAGTAAGATTGATATTGGCAACGAAAACTGGATCTGGATATTCATCATCTACCATGTTATCAAATACATCACAATCCACATGGGGATAGCAACATAATCCACTGGTAGGATCGAGAGTCATCTCTCCACCAGTTGCTTGCACATAGATGTCCATCACTTTTAATTGAGAGACACCAAATATTTTTTCAAAGATAGATGTTTGAGCTTTGGCGAAGAAAGGGTATAGGGGTTCGGTAAAGACATGCGTCAATCCAGGTCTAACAACAGTGTTAGTATTAAAGTCCTTTGTTTCCCAGTAATCTAAACCTTTTAAAAACTCATGAACTTTGTCTGGATACTTATAGAGATCTCTAATTAAGAGAACAGGAACGACTCCATTGAGTTTATGAAACTCAACTTGTACATTATTAATCTCTGAGATCTCTTCCCATATTTTTGTAGCAGACTTAATCAAATTTAAATCCCTCAAACTTATTTTCATTTTTGAAGGAGTCTTCTACATTCTCAACGCCTGAGTCATGCAACTGACCACCATCAGTTTGATCACAATCATACAACCGCATCTTCGCCCTGTCAACCCCCAAGACAAATCTCTTGTGTACATTGAGATCATTGTATCTATTCTTCAATTGCTTCACCATAATTTGCCCGAGTCCTTCAAGATCTTCAGATGAAATAAGGGCAAACATAAGATCAGCAGTAGCAGGGAGCCCAAAGGACTCAGAGGTATCAGTAATATCAACATCACTGCTACTATAACCAGAACGAGTGGTCTGGGTGGCAGATACGATAGGGACTTCTGCTTCGACAGCGAGTCCTCTAAGTTCTTCAGCAATAGCCTTGATATAGCTATATGAATTGACACCAATGGCACCGCGATAGCGCGAGGAAGCACATATATTAAGGTAATCAATGAAAATAATATCAGGTCTAAATGACTTCTTAAGTGCAAGGTCGTTAAGAAGTGATTTAAAGTGTCCACTGTGGGCACTCGCGGTGGGATACTCTTTAATTATAAGAGTGCCCTGAGTCTTTGCAGCAACTTTAGATACCTTTGTGTCGAAGACCTGACGAGGAAGTTCTACGAGATCTCTGATGTTAACATCCAGGAGATTAGCATCAATTCTCTCTGCAATCTTTTCTTCAGCCATCTCAAGCGTGATGTAAAGCACATTCTTCCCCTGTAGCAAGACGGAAGAAGCAACATGGCACATAAAGAGACTTTTACCGACACCAGTGCCAGCCAGAGCAATGTTAAGAGTCTTATTCGGTAGACCGCCTTTTGTAATTTTATTAAAATATTCGAGATCGAAGGGAATCTTAGACTCCTTCTTATGGTAAGTCTCGTAGCGTTGCTCATAATCCTCAAGATAATCGTGTCCAATGTGATTATCAAACGAGACCGCAAGGGCATCTGACAAGATGCTAGGAATCGCATCCCTAGTCTTCTTAGAGTCTTTGCCGTCTGCGATTTGAATGGATTCCATGAGTGCCAAATAGATGGCACGATCCCGACACCACTTCTCAGTAGCATCCAACAACCATTGAGTGTGAGTCTCGCTCTCTTTCAGACCATCAACAACGATGGAAATATCCTTGAATTCTTGCTCAGTCAGGTCATCCCTATTCTGAACTTCGATAGCAAGGATCTCAGGAGTAAGAATCTTATCATACTCCTGAGCAAAGTTATTGATCTCTTCAAAGATTACTTTCTCAGTACGCTCATCAAAATAATCAGGTTCTACGAAAGGCAGAACCTTCCTAAGAAACTCTTCATCATGTATCAGGTTCCTTAGGATTGTCAATTCAATCCTATCCAAGGTCATTCCCCGTAACTAAATTCTTTTTTAGCAATCTCATCGAGTTGCTGCAGCACTTCTTCAGTAAAATACTTGTCTGGGTTTTTATAGATCTCTTTAGCGTAGACTTTTTTGCCGTCCATTTCATAACGACCTGCTACATTTTTCCAGAGACCACCCAGTTCACCGAGCTCAAGAAGACCAAAATATCTATCAAGACCACGATCATCGTAATAGAGGCGCACCGTAACATCTTTGTTCTCCTTACTCAGACGCGACTTAGCAGTCTTAGCCTTGATAAGATTTCCGACG